GAGGAAGCCGGTCGTAAGGCCGGGCGAGAAGCCGCAAAGAAAAACGGCCGGGAAGCTTACGAAGAAGCGAGCTATCGGGCTTATGAGCGGGCTTACGAGCGGGTGCTTGAAAGCCTCAAAAAGGCTGGTCGGCAAGATGACCTGGCGCCGCCTGAATGACAACACTCGGAGACCCCGACTGCGTGGCTGTGGATGCAGCCCGGATCGAACCGGTCTCCACCTCAAAATTCCCTGCTAGCAGGGAAAAGAACAGGGAATTTTGCAGAATCCCGGCCTCCTGAGCCGACTTTCGCGCCCAGTCGGCCAGCGAATTCAGTGGCTTGCAGCAAAATTCCCTACGCAATGGAGCAGGGAATTTTTTGAAGAATGGATTGCACCCAAGGGAACGGACAGGCCGGAAACAGCGGTAAGGTAGGGAATTTGCGAATTTGCCTATGCTGGATGGCCTTGGAAGGAAGGCCATGTCCACCTACCGAATTTTCACAACCGAGCATGAAGTCGCTCGAAAAGTAATCCGCATCTGGGTCGCCAAGTAGATCGCGCGTCTCGACAGACGGGGCATCGGAATGAAGTCGGGCTCGTACTCACCAGCTTGAGTCACATCAAGATCGCGTTTTCTCATTGGGGTGAGTGGCTACGCTGGAATTATCACCAGAGCGAGCAATCTCCACAGATGCGCGCAGTGGTGGAAGGCCGATCTTTCCCGAGCCCATGGAGAAACGAGCACGCGGAATGCCCGCGTTCTGTTATTCGGGTAGGGCCAACCGTTATGCGAGGGGAAATTGCGATCTCGCGCCCCTCACCAAACGGAGGCGCAGATGCATTTTCTATCCGCCCGACAAGTTCGCGGCAACCACCCCATATCCCTTGAGATGCTGCCGCTATCAAGCATCAGGGGCAATCCCAACAACGCTCGCGAGCATAATCGAAAACAGCTCGCAAAACTTGCCCGCAGGATCCAGAAATTCGGTTTCATCACTCCCATCGTTGTCGACGAAACTGGTGAGCTGTTGTGCGGCCACGCACGCGTTTTGGCGGCCCGACAACTCAAAATTCAAGCGATCTCTGCTGTCCGCGCCAGTCATTTGAGCGAGTCGCAGAAACGCGCTTTCGTCCTGGCCGACAATCGGCTGGCCGAGCTCGCCTCTTGGAACGCAAAGTCGCTGAAGCGCGAGCTGCAGTTCCTGAGCGAACTGGACATCGATTACGATTTTCTCGCACTCGGCTTCGACACCGCTGAAATCGACTTTATCCTCGCGGATGACGATGAGGCCGACGATCGCGCCAACGCACTTCCCCAAACGCTCGACGTCCCGACGGTTTCCAGGCCTGGAGATCTTTGGCAGCTCGAACAACACCGCCTCTACTGCGGCTCGGCGCTGGAGAGCGCATCCTATCAGAGGCTCTTGGCGCATGACCGGGCCCAGATGGTCTTCACGGATCCGCCCTACAACCTGCCGATCCAGGGGCATGTGGGCGGTCGTGGTGGCGTCAAACATCGTGAGTTTGCGATGGCATCCGGTGAAATGACCGATGCGCAATTCACGCAGTTGCTGTCCATCTCGCTCACCCAGATCAAAGCCTTCACGGACGATGGCGCCATCTGTTTTGTCTGCATGGATTGGCGCCATATCCAGCAGCTTTTAACAGCTGCCGCGGCATTCACGCTCAAAAATATCTGCGTCTGGGTCAAGAACAACGGCGGCATGGGCTCACTCTATCGGTCGCAGCATGAATTCGTCGTAGTGCTCAAATGCGGCTCCGCCGACCACATCAATAACGTCGAACTTGGCAAACACGGCCGAAATCGCACAAATGTTTGGGAGTACCGTGGGGTCAACAGCTTCGGTCACGACCGCGACGAGCTCCTGACGGCCCACCCTACTGTCAAACCGGTGGCTCTCGTCGCCGATGCCATCAAAGACTGCTCGAGGCGTGGCGACCTCATCCTTGACCCTTTCGGGGGATCGGGAACCACAATGATCGCCGCCGAGAAGACCAAGCGGCGCGCCGCGCTGATCGAACTAGATCCCGGTTATGTCGACACCATTGTGCGGCGCTGGCAGGCATTCACTGGCAAAAGCGCTGTTTGCGCCAACACGGGCGCAACGTTCGTCGACCGCGAAGGCGCCGTGAAAACGCCTGACATCGACACGACCGGCCTCGCGACCGACAAGGGGGCACGCTGATGAGCCAGGATGACGACTACGAGGTCGGATACCGAAAGCCGCCGAAGGCCTCGCGCTGGCGCAAAGGTCAATCGGGCAACCGGCGCGGGCGACTTAAGGGCACCCGCAACCTCAAGATTGAACTCACAGAGGAACTCGGCGAGATCCTCCACATCAAGGAGCGGGGCGCTGCCAGGAGGATCACCAAACAGCGCGCACTCCTCAAAGCCATGACGGCGAAGGCGGTCCAAGGCGACACACGTGCCGCCACCGTTCTGATCAACACAATCTTCCGATTGCTGCGCCCAGAGCTGGTCGAAGGCGTTCCGCCCGAGCTCACAAAGGAGGATCAAGCCATTCTCGACACTTTCGAAGTGCGCCGGCGAAAGGACGATGAGGAGTCAGGCAAATGACGCCGGAGGATCAGCGAAAGCAACTTCATAATCTGCTGCGTGGGAGCCTCTCGCCGTTCATTTGCAAAGTCTTTCACGAAGTCAATCCCGGCAAGCCATTCGTAGACAGCTGGTATCTTGACGCCATGGCACACCGTCTCGAGCGGTGCAGAACCGGTTCCTGCAAACGGTTGATCATTACGACGCCACCACGATCACTGAAGTCGATCGTGACCTCCGTCGCTTACCCAGCATTTCTTCTCGGTCGCAACCCCGCCGAACGAATCCTCTGCATCAGCTATGGGAGTGAACTTGCCCTGAAGCATGCGCGCGATTTTCGCTGCGTTGTCGACTCTTCTTGGTACCGTCAGGTCTTCCCGCAAACCGTTGCGCACAGAAATGTTGAAGACATTTTTGAAACTACGCAGCATGGATTTCGTCGATCCGGGTCATTTGCGGGTGGGGAGACGGGACTAGGAGCGAACACAATCATCGTCGATGACGCCATGAAATCCGATGACGCACACCACAAGCCCGCACGTGAAAAGGCCAATGACTATTTCGCCAACACGCTCTATTCGCGCCTGGATCGCAAGACCGATGGCGTCATTATCGTCGCAATGCAGCGTCTGCACGACGAGGATTTCGTGGGGCATCTGCTCAGACAAGGAGGGTTTGACCACCTCAATCTTCCGGCGATCGCAACGCAGGATGAGGACATTCCGATCGGCAACGGTGAGTTTTATCACCGAAAGAAGGGCGAAGTGCTCAATCCAGCATTCGAACCCCTATCATCCCTGGAAGAAACCAAGCGGATGATGGGCACCATGAATTTCCAGGCCCAGTATCAACAGGCTCCGGTTCCGGAGACTGGCAATCTTATTCAACGACATTGGATCAAATATTTTGAGTCATTACCTACTCGCGCTAACGCGCGTATCGCGCAGAGCTGGGACACAGCCCAAAAAGGCGATCAGGTTCACGACTATGCGGTGGGCACGACTTGGCTTCATGCTGATGGAAAGCACTTCCTTATCGATCTCGTTCGCGAGCAGTGCGATTATCCAACACTGTCAAGGCTCGTTCTGGAACAAAATAAAAAGCACAAACCAGACGCATTGCTGATCGAAGATCATGGGTCTGGCAGTGCGCTTATTCAGGATTTGAGGCAACGCCACGGCATCGGCGCCATTCCCATCACTCCGACTAGTGACAAAATTGTACGATTGTCGATCGTTTCGCCAATGTTCGAAAGAGGGGAAATATTCCTGCCACAGAACGCTGACTGGCTCATGGATTTCTTGGATGAGCTCCTGCGGTTTCCTCAAGCCCAGATTTGATGACCAAGTCGACAGCGTCACGCAATACCTTAATTGGCATCGCAGCAGGGAAACGCGATTTGAGGTGTTTTGGCCATGATGCCCACCCTGAGCTTGCTTTAGGGATGCGTTCAGCAAACAACGAATGCCCACAGGCAAGGCGTTAATGGAGAGAGCCAGTCACAAGAATCTGAACATGACGATAGGTCGAGTTTCCGCCTGACAGCGGGCACGCTGTGCCCCGCGAATCAGGAGAGACAATGAGCGGACGACCCCGCCGGAACCACCCACCGGCTTTCAAGATCCATCGGGAGGTGGATAGCGACCGCACTCTGGGGTTGCTACCACCCACTCTGGAGACGACCATGCAAACCGTAGTTGACCGGCCCGAAGCACCGATTGCTATTTATAATAACCTTGGCGCGATTTTCATCTCATTGGAACTCAGTCGATCGAGATGGCTGATCACGTCGCTAGCGCTAGCCGGTGGAGAGAAGATGTCGATTTGTGCAACTTCGGGAGAAAACGCGGGCGAGGACGGGGAAGGTCTTCCCGTTCATCTTCATTCAGGAGGCAGGCCTCGAGGGGTTCTGGATCGACCGCGCGCTGCAGAATGAAGGGATCGATGTTGAGAGGCCTGCTGGCTGCCGAAGGGTGCAAAATCGGCCATCGTCACGTGAAGACGCTGATGAAGCGGATGTAGATAAAGGCGCTCTATCGGCGTCGGCGCACGGCGAAGCCCGAGCCGGGGCACAAGATCTATCCGTATCCGCTGCGTGGCGTCGAGATCACGCGGCCAAACCAGGTGTGGGCGATGGACATGACCTACATCCCGATGGCGCGAGGCTTCGTCTATTTGGCCGTTGTGCTCGATTGGTCGCCTGCTGTCATGGCGGGTCTCGATCACGATGGAGACGGCGTTCTGCGTCGAGACGCTTGAGGACGCTTTCGCTCGCCACGGCAAGTCGGAGATCTTCAACACGGATCAGGGCAGCCAGTTCACCGGCGCCGCATTCACTGGCGTGCTGATCGAAAACGGGATCACTCGTCCTTCTCAGGGGAACGCGCTTGCTGGGGCTGTGCCGTTTGCTTGAGGGCCAAGCCGCCGCTCCTGCTCGGCCCAGGAATAGGGCAGCCGCCGCGCGAGCGTGGTGACGGTCAGATCGGCCGGCGCGGTGCCGTCGAGCACGGCCGACACGATCCGGGGCGACACGAAGGCGAGCGGGACCAGGAATCGCACGTGCCGTTCAGCCATGCCTTCGCGGCGGGCAACGGCCGCCAAGCTGGTGGCGCGGCCATGGGCCAAATCGTCGACCCATTTGCGTGCTTTGGCGATGGCGGTCAGGAGCGCCTCACGTCGAGACGGCTTCATCGGGGTATTGTGAGCGGGCACATGGATGATGCCTTTGACGGTGGCTGAGACCCGACTCGTCCAAGGGATGGTGAGAGTCGTGGCGTTCCGGTTCGGATAGGCGGGCGCCTGGCCTGCATCATCGGCAGGATTGCGCGCGTCTGGTGCGTCGATGCCTTGCCGCAGCTGCAGTTTGATGTGCTTGGGGGCGAGCGTCACCCGTTCGGCATAGTGCTCGACCAGTTCTCGCTCAGTTTCGGGTGCTGACTGCGCTTCGATATGGTTCGTTTGCAGGTGATTGCGTAGCGCCGTGATGACGAACGCCTCGATCTCGGCCGCCGGCACCCGGGTGATCGCTGTAGCCGCTGCGGGCCTGTTTTGCAGGACCGCTTGGGAGACGTAATAGTGATAGCGGGCGCCGCCCTTGTTGCTATGGCTCGGGCTCATGCGGTTGCCGCGCTCGTCGAAGATGCGGCCGGCCAGGAGGGCGGGCGAGCCCCGCAAGCGACGGCGTCGTTGCACGGCTTGTGCCGCAAGCCTCGCCTGCACGGCCTCGAATAGCTCGCGATCGAGGATCGGTGCGTGGTCACCCCGATGCGCCTCACCGCGGTAGACCACATCGCCGATGTAGAAGCGGTTCTTGAGCAGATAGGCCAGCGCCCCCACCCCGAACGGGCCGCCGCCGATGCGGCGGCCATTCGAGAGCTTGCGGGCCTTACTGCGAATGCCCTGGCGGTTGAGATCGTCGACGAGCAGGCGGAGCGCGCCAAGCTCAAGATAGCGCGCAAAGATGGTGCGAACCGCCTCGGCTTCGGCCGGGATCACCACGATCTTCTTATCCACGGCGGCATAGCCGAGCGGAACCGGGCCGCCGACCCACAAGCCCTTGCGCTTGGAGGCCGCGATCTTGTCGCGCACCCGCTCCCCGATCAGCTCGCGCTCGAACTGGGCAAAGGACAACAGCACATTGAGGGTGAGCCGCCCCATGCTCGAGCTGGTGTTGAAGGATTGCGTCACCGACACGAACGAGACGTTATGGCTGTCAAACAGCTCGATCAGCTTGGCGAAATCCGCCAATGAACGCGTCAGCCGGTCGACCTTGTACACAAGTACAATCTCGACGCGGCGGGCGCGAACCTCCGCCAACAGCGCCTGCAGTGCCGGCCGTTGCAGCGAGGCGCCGGAGAGCCCCGCGTCCTCATAGTGCTCGGGAACGCGGCGCCAGCCCTCCTGCGCCTGGCTCTGAATATAGGCCGCGCAGGCCTCGCGCTGGGCGTCGAGCGAGGTGAAGGCGAGATCGAGATTATGCTCGGTCGACTTGCGGGTGTAGATGGCGCAGCGCAAGAGCTTGCTGATCGGCCGGTTCATGCTGCCAGCTCCGCTCACTGGCGCTGCACTGGGCACAGTTCATGATCCACTTCGCCCGCGCGGGCGATCTCGGCGATGAGCTTAGCTTGCGTCGGAACGGTGTTCCGGTCGTCCTGACCGAACACCGCAACAGCGTCCAGCGGTAGAAACGCCGTTCCCTCAGGACTCGGCGACAACGGTGGACTTGTGATCCTGCGCATGGCAGTCACGCGCGCTTGCGCGTGGGAGCGGCGGGGGCGCCCTTGCGTGCTGGCGCCGGTTGTTTGTCCTCCGCGATGCTCCGACGCAACGCGTCCATGAGATTGATCACCTGGCGCGGGGTGGCAAATGTCGGCTTCTGCTGCTGCACGACACCGGCCTGCTTGACCTTGAGATGAGCGAGCAGCGCCTCCTCATAACGGTCGCGGAAGCTCGTGGGGTCGAAGTCGCCGGCCTTGTTGTCGAGGATGTGCTCGGCCAGCGTGAGCATGTCGGGCGCAACCGTCAGCTCCGGCAGGTCGCCAAAATAGTCCGTGGCGTTGCGCACCTCACCGGGGTAGCGCAGCGTGGTGCCGAGCAGCCCCTTGCCGTAGGGCTCGAGCGCCATGACCCGCTCACGCTTGGAGAGCACCAGCCGTCCGAGCGCCACCACGGCCTTGCCGCGCATGGCGTCCCGGATGACCGCAAACGCCTCCTGCGCGACCGGCTGGTCGGGGGTGACATAATAAGGGGTGTCGAGGAAGCGCTGGTCAAGCTGCGGGCGCGGCACGAAACGGTCAATCTCGATCACGTGGGTGCTCTCGATCTCGATACCGTCCAGCTCGTCGTCTTCCACGACGAGGTACTGCCCCTTGGCGACCTCGTAGCCGCGGCCCTTGTGCTCGGGTGGGACCGGCTCGCGGGTTTCCTCGTCGACGAGCTGCTGGCGCAGGCGATTGCCGGTGACCTTGTTGATCTGCCGGAACGCGATGCGTTCTGAGGTCGAGCACGCCGCATGCAGCGCGATCGGGCAGGAGACCAGAGCCAGCTTGAGATAGCCCTTCCAATAGGGACGCATAACCAACTCCCACGGTTTAGGGTTTACGCCGGAGCCACGGTTCTCAGCTCCACTGGCGCATCATTCATTGCGGTTCCCGGTTGCGAGCCATGGCGGCCTGCGGCTGCGCTACGCTGCCGCTTGTGTGCTGCACCGGCTAATTTGCGCTTGCGTTTGGCCGCGGCACCGCGTCCGCGCAGGGCGAAGAAGCGGGGGCCGCTCCAGGCCGTGCCGGTGATGGCGCGGGCGATCGCTGAGAGGCTCGAGTAGCTCGTTCCCTGCCAGTCGAACCCTTCGCGCCCGACCGTGACGGTGTGGCGTTGGCCTTGATAGTCGCGAACGAGCACCGTTCCGGGTTTGAGCTGGCGCCGACGCGAGGCGCCTGCTCGCGCGAGGCTGTCCAGGAACCTGCGAGTGTCGCGATCAAGGCCGCCGAAGGCCCGCTGCTGGATGTGCCAAACGATCATGCGAGCCAGCAGGCCCGTGCTCAGGCTCGCAGGCGGCGTGCGGCCGAAAACCGCTCGCCACGTCCGTCGAAGCCCATCCGGGGCGAGCGCGTGGATGCGAGCGACCTCGACCGCGATCGCGGCCGCGTCTGTTACCGGCTGGCGCATGGCTAAGCCCGCGGCTGACCGGCGGGCTCAGGGTCGGAGGTTGGGAGCTTGTCGCCAATTACCCGATACACGCGCTCGCCGTCCGCCTTATCGGACTGAAGCTTGAGCCCGAGCTTCTTGCGCACCACCCCCGCAAAGAACCCCCGCACCGAGTGCGGCTGCCATCCGGTGCAAGCCGTGATGGTCGCGATGGTGGCCCCACTCGGCCGAAGCAGCAGTGTCAGCACCCGCGCCTGTTTCGAATGAGCCCGCCTGTGGTGCTGGCCCGCCACTTTGCGGGCCAGCTTCGATCGGGTTTTGAAACCAGCGCGCGGTTTGATGGACCGCGCACGTTTGCTCTTTGACATGCCAAACTCCTCTCAATCGTGCCGGCGCAACATCGCGCCGCCACCGCCCAAACCCCGCGGAGGCCAAGCGGCGCTGGCGGGGGAGAGGAGTGAGCCGGTCAGGCTCGGTCCGTGACCACCACACACGCTCTCTTTGCGGTGAAAGTCCAGCGCGAAGGTGAGCAATGGTGTTGCTGGATTGGCCGCAGCCAGATCATCTTTGGATCGGCGGAGCGCAGTCGTTCGTGCCATCGCCGCGATGCAGAACAACG